GGTCGCCGGCAGCAGCCCTGACTTGCTGGCCGGCAGCTGCAACAGGAACCAGTCATCCCGCAATCGCTCGGCAGTCTGCTTGATCTCCCAGAACTGGTTTTTACCTTTCGGCGTTCCACCGAACACCGCCCAGCCTTGCCGGTCGGAGAGCGCCGGCCGGATGACGTTGCCCCAAACAGACGGTTTGAAGTCGCCGTATTCATCCATAAAGATACCGTCAAAGCCCAAGCCGCGCATCGAATCAGCGTTGTCTGCGCCAAACAGCCGCACCTTTGAGCCGTTGATCATGTCGACCGTCAGCTCAGACTCGTTCGTGCTGGCCGCCGAAGTAGCCGAGAAATGCTTTAGATAGTCCCACGCCACGCTTTTAGCCTGGCTGCGGAACGGAGCGATATAGGCAAACTGCGGCATCGGGCTCCTGCTGGTGACCGCCGCCCGGATCAGGTCGTTGATCGCCGCCACGGTCTTACCAGCCCGCCTGTGCGCCACCAGGCACGACCACCGCTTGGTGCGCCTGTGGAACGGCAGGAAGGCTGCCCGCGGCCTGTAAGGGATTACGTGAAGCATCACTCAAGCCACCGGAATGTATGCTCCTGCGGCCCGCCATCGGGACCGGTTTGCTCAGACCTCGCCAGCTTCGGAATGTGGTATTCAATGGCTTTCAGATACAGGTCGGCGGCCTTGCCGGGATCCTCAAGAGCCACCTGACCAAGCCACCGGGCAAAGTTGCCCGCGTTATCTTGAGCAATCAACGCAATGGCATTGCGCACATCGACCGTCGTCTTGTTACCGACCCCGGCCTTGCGCCCGCCTGTTTTAATCCCTTTTGCCATCTATTTCCGTCTGAAGTGGACGCTCACTTACATTTGTAAGTGGTCGCTTACTTACGCTCCATCTGCTGCATTGCAACAGCCAGTCGCTTACCCTTATCAGCCTGGTTAAAGTCTCGCGCCACGCTGACCGGCACGCCGACCCGCTTGGCGAATTTCGGATCGTGCGCGGCTGCTGCCATCATGCGGGCTTGAGCTGGTGAGGTGCTAGGCATTACTTCAATTCCCGCAACCGATAGATGGTTGTGTCAATCAACTCGCACACTTCGTCAATGATGTTTTGGAGTTGCGAGTCATCGGGCAAGACTTTACGAATCCCGTCAACAAAATCTTTAATCTTTTGAATGTAAGTCAGCGGCACTTTTGCAATGTGAAAGTCGGCCGGGTAAGTGTCGATCACATCGTAGCAGCCCTGAAACGCTTCGGCATACCGGTCGGCCAAGTCAACCACATCCTCGTAATACCGCCCTAGCGCCTTGTGCTGACTATAACTTTTGCTTTGCAGGTGCATGAAATGCGCGTTCGTGCCCGAGTGGAGCAGAACACTAACGAAAAGTGCCGCATTCTTTTGATAGTCAGCCATAGCACCTCGAGACAACCGCGATCGTGTGGAGAGCGCCCGCATCGCTCAGATCGCGGTCAAGCGGGGTTTGCGCACTCGGAGGAGATATACGCACTAACATCTTATCCCTCAATAATTCTGCGCGCAAGCGCAAAAATCAGGATAAATCGACAATACGCTGGATATACCTGCCTTTTGCGTTTTTCCTCCAGCCATGCACCTCGACCCGAATCCCGGCCTCGCGCACCCGGCCGAGCGTTTCGGATGCAGTAACCTTTGCAACCCTGTTTGCAACGCCCTCGCTGGTGACCTGGACCGCCAGCACCTCGCCGCGCTTGATTGCCAGCAGGTCAGCCCAGCCCCACAAGTCTTTACGAGTCCGGGTAAACGAATTCCATTTCTCGACAACCTCGACCAGGTAACCGAGATCGCGAAGAGCTTTTAAACTACGCTGCGTCGGTGTCATGTGATTTGCCTATTTTTTAACCAATAAAAAACACTCTTGTTCCACTTCTTGTTCCACCTATAGGAAACAAAGGATGGAACAAATCCATCCTTTTTTGTTCTAAACCCATATGGTTTGTTCCGCACTTTTTTCTGGAACAAAACAGCACTAAACATTTGAACCTATTAACTTTTACTGCATTTCCATTCTGGAACAAAACACCCTGTTCTGTTCCATTTTTCAGATCACTTTATAACGTGGAACAAACCTGGAACAAGAAATACACTTTTTGGCACACTTTTTAGACACCAATTTCGGCCTTTCCAGCGGTCGTTATTTTCCAATTCTTCCGCACCTTTCTGACCATTTTATCGGCCTTCAACTGGCTCAAAGTCCGGCTGACCTTTGACACCATCGGCTGACCGTTGCGATCGTTCCAGCCGAGCAGCGTAGCCCATTCCCGGAGCGTTGATTTTGGGCTGGAATTGACCAGCGTCAGCAGGCGGTTTTCTTCCGATTCGGCCTGTTCTTCGAGCAATTCGGATTCATTCATGTCTAGCGGTTTGGCAATAACGGAGGTAATAGGCGTGCCGAAATTGGTCTTTATGTCTGGAAAAACGAATACATCCAGCTTGATTTTGACTGGTTCAAAGTCGGCGCCTCGGATCTTGTTCTGCGATAGGCTGACCACGCCGCCGGAGTTCCAGGCTGTCAGGTTGCCATCCAGCTCGTTCAGGAATGCCGAACCGCCACGCGGTAACAGACCCTCTGCGCCCTCTGCAGCGCGGTTTGGGTGGCACAGCACCGCCACGGAGGGCAGACCTACCAACCGCGTTAATGAGCGCAGCTCAAGCGCCTGTGCATATGCCTGCGTGTTGTCGTTTTCCTCATCGCCGGTAAAAAACGATGTTTTGCCGTCCACCAGCACCAGATCAAACCCGCCGACCGACTCCGACAATTCCATTAATTCTGCAAAATGCTGGGAAATGCTAAAAGACCGGCTGACAAAGGTGACGTTATTAAATGCCTTTGGCAGAAACATGGACACGCAGTAGGCTTTAATTCTTAGCCGAATGTCCTCAGGATTCTCGCCGGCCAGATATAGCACCCTGCCGACAACAGACTGATGCCTGCCGAACGGCCGGCCAGCGCCCACGCAGGCGGCCAAGCTGACAGCAATAGCGGTCTTGCCGGAGTTGCTCTTGCCGGTGATGCCGTAGAGGTAGCCGCGGAGCAGGACGCCTTCGATGGTGTATTCAGGCGGTCTAAAGCCGGCCACGAACGCCTCGCCGGTTTCGGCTATGAGCTTGGAAACTGGTGCGGATGCCTGCGGTGCGGAGCTGGTGTTTGACTTACTAAAACTGCTATCCGGCGTTGTTCTTTCCCAGCACCGATCCCAGTAGCGATCGCCCTTTCGTTGTTCTGTTGTGCTGCCGTGTTGCCAGCTCTCCAGCAGCTCGCGGGCTTCGTCCTTTTCAAACCCGCCAAGTTTCAACATTGACACCATGCTGAAATCCATCGCGCTGCCGGATTTATCGGCCAACCCTTCAGCAGAACCGGCATACCGGGCGGCAACCGCGGGCGAGCTGGTGAGGAAGTTCCAAAACCGATTATCCAGATCCCGCCGGCGCACCATCTCGCGGATGCCATCCATCGTATAGGTGGGCCCTCCAAAGAACAGCAACCGCGCCAGCCGCGGTTCACTGGGATACCCTTTTCCTATTTTGGCGTCGTTCGGGTAATTCCATGTGCCTGGTAACCGCATCACGCGATCGCAGTTGTGTGTTGTGGCGCCAGACCAGGCTTTGCCTACTTGATCATTTAGAGCCTCATAACTGGCAAAATCTTCGCTAATCTGTAACGGAGCTCTCAATTCAAAAAATGGGGAAATGCCGTTGCCGCTGTCAATTGCAAAAGTGGCCTTACCCTGCAATGCCGGCACCGTGTTGGATAGCAGGTAATCCCGCGCCTTGTCGTAACCGCCATGCTTAAACACTTGTGGATCGCAGTCTGACCAAAAGCTGACAGCCTGTGTCATATCTGTTTTTGCGGCTTTCTTGTGGCGTTCTGGCGTGACATTGACGGTGAAATACAGGTTCATGCGTAATCGAATATTCAAATCAAGCGCCCAATCTGCTGCCGCTTGGGATTCTTCAGGCATCGTAAAACCGCGACCGCGGATTGGCTCGGCCTTTCTCGGACAAATAGCCACCAGCAGCAAATTACCTGCTTGCCTGACGATTGCCAACCCTTGCAAAATAATCTCGGCAGATGGCGCCGCCGCTGTGTCAGTCATCATTATCCCCTCACTTTTTTAGATGCGGCATTGTTCAGTCCAACCATCTTTATTTTTTCTTGCGGCCAAACATCACCATCTCTGCGCCATTTATTCCACTGGCCAACCCGCTGCTGGCGCATCGTCATAGCCAAACCGGACCAGGACGACGAATCGCCATCAATATCCTGCTGCACAAAAAACAAACCAACATCAAGCCGACCTGCAATTGCTGAAAATGCCGCAACCGCGCTCGATGTCGGACCACCCAAAAAAAAATGCGAAAAATTTAAACGCCGCATAAAAAACGGTCCTAGAAAAACAGGCAAACCAGTTGTAATTCTATATTTCAAGCATTGTTCAAAACAGTCAGCAGCGTCTTTTACGCTGAAAGTAGAATAGTCCAAATCCTTTTTGACTTCGATCAAACCCCAGGGCGTATCGTCGAACAGCAAACCGAAATCCGGCACGCTGCCTCCGTCGATCGTCGGATGCCTGCGAAACGGCAATTCCAGCTTTGTAAACCATGCTGTAAGCGCCTGTTGTAGCTCGGCCTCGCTGTCAAAATGCGGATTCATGAGTTCAATGTTTTATTTTTAAAATCTTTCCATACAATATCTATAAGATCGGCAGATACTTTTTTTGTTTGTTCTTTTGTAAAACCTTGCCCAAATGCAGCAAATGCAAAAGCTGCACAAAATGCCACTTGACCGGCTGAAAAACTTACATTTTTATCTTGAACAATCAAAGATAATTGATTAGCAAGTTCGTAAACATTAAATCCGTTATCCATGTCATTTCCACGCCTTCTTGCGGCGCCGCCCAAGATAAACCGACGGATCAACCCTTAACCGACCATTAGTAAGCGCCTGCAATTTGTAAGCAGAACCCTCAGGAACCGCCTCACCCCACTTAGCCACGG